TGTCGTTAATAGAATGCGAAGATCACAGGAGAAAACTGGAGCGTTGTTTTGAAAATTATTGCGAGAAAATTAAACGTGAAACTTTAAAAGAAAAAGATGGAAAATATTGAAGGATTCAGGAACCTGGTTTTCATGATATTAATTTCAGCTATTATTTTAATTGCGATTTTAGTTTTGTAATTTAAAAAATTTAACTATATTGCGGTTGGGTTTTTGATTAAACGTTAAGGGTTTTGATGATTTTACAAACTTGTAATCCGGGGTAGATGAGGCCCCGGATTTTTAGGAATTAAAAATTATAAAATGATTGTAACAACTGAAAATAAAAGATATGTTGACATAATTCAATTTATGTACGAAAATGATATTTTGAGTGAAAAAACAGTGTATAATTGGGTCGAATCAGGAAAAGCAGAACAAAGAAAAATACTAAATAAATCATTTTTTAGAAGATTAAAATAATTTTTTTTGATATAATTTAACAAACTTATTGTAAGTGGAAGGCTGGATAAAATTACATAGAAAATTTTTAACATGGGAATGGTTTGATAAAAGTGAGATGGTACATCTATTTTTATATTTACTTTTAAAAGCTAATCATGAAAATAATATATGGCAAGGTGTAGAGATTAAAAGAGGACAGCTTATTACTGGAAGAAAAATATTGTCTAAAGATACAGGAATCTCAGAACAATCCATACGCACGTGTATGAACAGATTAAAATTAACCAACGAATTAACCATCAAAACAACCAACAAATATACTATTATAACTATTTGTAATTATGATAGTTATCAAACAGTAAACAATAATAACAACCAGCAAATCAACCAACAATCAACCAACAATCAACCAACAATCAACCAACAATCAACCACAAACAAGAATGAAAAGAATGAAAAGAATGAAAAGAAAATATATATACCGGATTTTTCAGAATTTAAAAAATATGTTTTGGAAAACAATCCTGATATTGATATTATTTCTCTTGAAAATAAGTATAAGTCATGGATCGTTAATGACTGGAAAGATGGGAATAATAAAAAAATACAAAATTGGAAATCAAAAATACTCAATACAATGCCTTATTTAAAACAGAATGCGAATAAAAGAAAAATAATGCCATGAAAATACAATCAACAATAACCCGCAAAATATATGAATTTGATTCAAAAAATTCAACTTATGAAGAAAGACATCAATGCCCTGAATGTTCTTCATTCAGAAAGAATAAAAAAGAAAAGTGTTTTGCATGGGACAATGTGCAAAAAAGGGGATATTGTCATAATTGTAATTCGGCATTTTTTGAATATAAACCATACGCAAAAGAAAAAGAATATTTCATTCCTGAATGGAAAAATATAACTGATTTATCTGATAAAGCAGTAAAATGGTTTACTGGAAGAAAGATAAGTCAGAATACTTTGAATAAAATGCAAATTTATACAGATAAAGAATTCATGCCTCAATTTAATAAAGAGATTGAAGTTATTTGCTATCCTTATTTTTTAGATGAAAAATTGGTTAACATAAAATTTAGAGGAGCAAATAAAACATTTAAACTTGTGAAGGGATCTGAAAGAATATTTTATAATATTGATTCTATGAAAGATATGGATTATGTGATTATTTGTGAGGGTGAAAATGATTGTCTTTCATTTATTGAATGTGGTTTTGATTCTTGTATAAGTGTGCCAAACGGGGCCGGTAATAATATTGAATATCTTGATAATTATATTAATTATTTTGAGAATAAAAATAAAATATACATAGCTGTAGATCAAGATTCTAAAGGATTAGAATTGAGGGATGAATTAATAAGACGATTAGGTTTTGAGAGATGTTTCACTATAAATTTTAAGGATTGTAAAGATGCTAATGAATATTTGATAAAATATGCTAATTTAGAATTTAAAGAATTGTTGAAAAATTGTGACTCTGTGTCTGTAAAAGGCATTGTGTATGTAAAATCATTATATAATGAAATAAAATTGTTCTATGATCAAGGTATTCAGAGAGGTTTAGAAATAAATATTAATACAATAGACAAATATATTTCATGGGAATTGAGGCGACTTGCAATTGTAACTGGAATTCCAGGTTCTGGTAAATCAGAATTTGTAGATTATATTATTTCTAAATTAAATATTTTATATGGATGGAAAGTAGCGTATTTTACGCCTGAAAACTATCCTTTAAATTATCACTATGCGAAAATATTTGAAAAGATTATAGGAAAGAAATTTCATAAAGAAAAATCGTCTGAATATGAATTTGATATGGCAATTGAATATATAAATGATAATTATTATTATATTCTTGATGAAGAAAATTTTACTCTTGATGCTATTCTTAAGGCTGCAAAAAGCCTCATTAGACATAGGGGGATAAAAATACTTGTAATTGATCCTTATAATAAAATAGATCATCAAATAAGAGAGAATATTTCAGAAACAACTTATATAAATGAATTTCTTGATAAATTAACATTATTTTGCCGGTTAAATAATATATTAATTTTTTTAATAGCTCATCCACGGAAGATGAACAAAGGAGATGTTCCAAGTTTGTATGATGTAGCCGGATCTGCTCACTTTTATAATAAGTGCGATTATGGATTTACGGTTCATCGGATTGTTAATGAAAATAATATTATGCAAAACGAGATAGACGTTTATTGGCAGAAGATAAAATTTAAACACTTAGGAGAGCAAGGAATAAGTAATTTGGTTTATAATTATACTAATGGAAGATTTGAAGAAAAAACAACAGGAGGTGTTAATAACTGGGATAATTCAAATTGGCTTTTACCGAAAGAAATTGTTTTAAAAAATGAGTGGTATGAGAAAACAGATGAAATTGAAGATGCTTTTTAAAAATATTGCAATATTGCTTGTGAGGATACAAATAAAAACAATAAAAGATATGAAAAAACAGAAATTATACTTCGGTAATTTTGATAAAGAAAGGGCATACACTCTTGATTATATCATTAATGAGATGAAGGAAAGAGGACTAACTGAATGTGAAGTTTCAGAAGCAATAAGAGAAACAAAAACAGATTATTTTTTCTGCAAAGCTTCCCAGGAGGTATGTGTTAAACCTCCAGATGGCGAGCCATGTGGGAAAGGTTGTTGTGATTATCTTCCGAGAAATGGAAGATCAGGATGCTGTAGATACAGAGGGTATTGTTACGTGCCTGGGGCAGAATTTAAATTGTCAATTGATGGAAAACTTACAGTAATTACTGATTTAAAATATCTATAACAGGTGATTTAGATCACCGCATTAAAATGCCCATAATCGAACGTATGATGGTCAAATTTAAGAGATAGATTAAAAAACAAGGGATATGTTATAAAAATATGATCGTTGAAATTTGATACTTTAAAATAAGAAATAAATATATTATAAATTTTAAAACGTAAAATAATGAGTATGTCAATTTTAGAAGCAGTAAAAAATGTAGAATTTAATATGAAAAAATTATTTCAAGTTGAAAAATGGGCGATGGATAATGTTGACACGCCTCAAAGAAAAAATAAAGATAGCAGAATTTGGGACCTGTTATCAAAAGGGTTAAATCAGTTTAATTGGGGTCAATTTGTTGTGTCGAAAGTTCAATTTGTTTTTACATTGCTTATTTTCCTGAAAATTTATGAAGTATCTTTAATTATTACAGTTTTGTTAGTAGTAGTTATGTTAATTTTAACATGGATTATAGGCGTAATCTTTGATAAAAAGTTAAGAGTCAGGTTTCAGAAAGAAAATTATAAAGGTGTATTTAATGAAAATGATCTTAAAATATAATGAAAACAA